GAACCATTACCTGGGAAACCAGCCTTTATTAATATGGGCAATCGCCCAATCGAAAAAAAATTAGAACAATCTGCTGCTGATGGATTATTTTAATGCCAAATAAATCTGCAAAAATGAGAAAACGTAAACGTCGCCTTGCTACACAAAAAATTGCAGAATATAAAGCAAAAAAAAGGAGAGATAGAAAAAATAAAAGGAAAGGAATCTGATGGTATATTTTAAAAGAAAAGATGGATCAGTATTTGGGAAAGAAGATCCAACTGATGACCAGGTAAAAGCTTATAAAAAAGATGGCTGTAAAGTTTGTGATGCAAATGGAAAACCTGTTAAGGCTGCTCCAAAAAAATCTGAAAAATAATGGCAAAACCAGGTGAGGGGATCGCTATTCAATGCGAATTAGTGGGATTAAAAAATTTAAAAATTTCACATAATTGGAGAATTGAATTTGATGTTTATGAAATTGAACAAAGTAAAATAAAAGAATTGGTTGATCTGATTGAAAAACCAGTTGTTCTTGGAATTATTAAACAGGAATAGAGCAGGAATGACATGCCTTTTAAGCCAGGAAAATCAGGAAATCCAGCCACACAATTTAAAAAAGGACAATCTGGAAATCCCAAAGGACGTAAAAATGCTGCCAAAGATATATTAAATAAGATCCTTGACACTGAAATTGAAGATCGGACCAAGCGGGAACAAATTTTAAATACTTTAGTTAACATGGCATCAAGGGGAAACTTACACGCAATCAGGGAGGTCCTGGATCGTACTGAAGGAAAAAGCACTGAGCATATTATTACTGAAGATATTGCACCAATTAGAATATTAGAATTCGGAGATGAAGTCATTGATGAAAAAGAATAATGGATCTTTACTTAACAAAAGAACGGAAGGAAATTCTAAGTCATCCAGCCAGATTCAAAGTAATCACGGCCGGGCGACGATTCGGAAAGTCGATTCTGGGATTAATGTTTCTTTTAAAAGGGGAAATGTTGCCGGGAGAAAATCGCTGGTATTTAAGTCCAACATATCGACAAGGCAAACTAACAGTTTGGCCTCTCCTGAAATCGGTTATAAGGAACCAGCCGGATTGGAAGATCAACGAGACGGAATTGAGTTGTACTCGGTCAGGTGCCACGATTGCGATTAAAGGATCAGATTCAGCAGATTCTTTACGCGGTGCAGAACTGCAAAGATGTGTTTTGGATGAATATGCTTACCAAAAATCAGGAGTCTTTGAGGAAATCATTTATCCCATGTTAACAACCACAAATGGAAATGTAATGATGATTGGAACTCCTGATGGATTCAGTGCTAATAATTTTTATGATTATTTTGTTAAAGGCCAGGGAGCTGATCCTCTCTGGAAATCATGGCAATTTAAAACCATTGATGGTGGATTTGTTTCCGATAAAGAACTTGAATTAGCTAAATCTAATTTAGATTCCAGGGCATATCGGCAAGAATTTTTGGCAACTTTTGAATCGGCTGCTAATAGAGCCGCCTGGGCTTTTGAACGATCTGAGCATGTTAAGACAGCAGAAGAATTAAGCCCTAACAAAATAATTGGATTAGATTTCAATATTGATTATATGACAGCCGTCCTCTGTTCAGTTTTTTCAGACGGCACAATCCATTTTGAGGATGAAATCAGAAGATCCAATTGCTCCACTGAAATGATGGCAATTGAAATGACCAAAAAATGGCCAGGGATTTATAATATATTTCCTGATCCAGCGGGAACAGCCAGGAGTACAACCAGCTCCCGCTCAGATCATCAGGTCCTCAGAGACCATAATTATTTTGTTACTGCACGGAGACGCCACCCATCACATCGCGATAGATTAAATGCCCTTAATAGAAAATTGCGTGATGCCACTGGAAAGATTGGAATGACAATCGATCCTAAATGTATTTATTTAATAAAAGATTTAGAACAAGTTCAGAGAGATCAGAAAGGCGGAATCGCAAAAGATAATATTGAATTATCCCATGCGCTTGATGCCTGCTCTTATTTGATCGAATATAAATGGCCCATAGTTCAACGTATAGCAACCTCAATAAATTGGAATTAAAATATGATTGTTGAACAAAAGGATTATGTCCAGAGTGCCCTGGCAGAATATTTTAGGGACGTAAGGAAGAAAAAAACTGAAGATCGATATCGAGCCTTATCTTATTATGAAGGCATGAGGGGGGAAATGGAATCAGACTTAGATCAATATTTTCCAATTGATAATCTGGGGATCCCTTATGTCTGCCAAAATATTACTTCAAAATTAATAAATGCCAGAGCAATTGGATTTAAAAATGGCGCTGATCGGACCAATCCTAAATACCTTGAATCAATAACAGATGTAGATCAGGCTATGATCACGGCTGAAAGATTAACCTATTTATTAGGATCTCATTTAATTAAATCCAGATTCAATGAGGAAACAAATAAAATTGAATATGATCAGATCATAGAATTTGAACCAATTTTTGAACCTCGATCCAGGCAACCTTTTGCTTATGTTTATCCAATTTATAATCATGGCCAAACAAGGGATCAAGAGGTTGTATATGCTTACTGGTCAGAAACAGAACATTATTTAGTTCATCAGTCTGGAAAAATTGAATCTATAAATGATGAAGATATTAATCCTTTTGGCTGCCTCCCATTTACTATTTGTCACCGCTATCCTTACACAACAGATTTTATTCGTAATGGGGCAGACGATATTTTAAATGCCAATCTAATGGTTAATTTATTAATGACTGAATTAGGTTTGGCTATGAGATTACAGGCTTTAGGCCAACCAGTTATCACTGGAGTTGATCAATTATCTAAGGTATCGCTTGGACCTGATCGTCCAATGGTTCTCCCAGAAGGTGGAAATTTTGATTTCAAAAGCCCTGGGGCGAACCTTGATGATTATATTAATTCAATTAGATTCTATGTTGATTCAGTCGCTTATAATAATAATTTAAAAGTTAAATGGTCAGTAGGACGGGAGGCTTTTATTAGTGGGGAAGCTTTGAAAATGGCTGAGATCGATTTAACTGAATCTGTAATGGCAGATTACCAAATGATCTGGAGAGGTGTAGAACAAAAAAGATTTGAAGTGGATCGTAAGATCCTCGAGGCTTATAACATAAGAGTTCCAGAAGAATATTCGGTTGATTTTAGTGAGCCAAGATTCCCATTAACTGCAAAAGAGGAACGCGAACAATGGACTTGGGAATGGCAGAATGGGTTATCCAGTAAAGAGGATTGGCTCAGAAAATATAATCCTGATCTTGATGAATCAGAAATTGCTTCCCTGGCTGAGGAATTACAACCAGCCAAAGAACCAGCTAATGAGGCACCTGGAAATATATTATTAGAGGCTCTTGAAAGTTAATGGAAACTGAAATGAAAAGATTCAATACTGAATATGCCGCCCTGGTAAACAGGATAACAGATTCTGTAATGCAATTAGTTCAAATGGGGCGCAGTAAAGAAGAGATCCTTTCAATTATAGCAGCCAGAGATTTTAAAAATATGATCCTAAAGGATAAACAATTCCGATCCTCCTATGATGATTTAAATGTTATGTATTTAAAAGCATTAAAAGGAATGAATAAATTCGCTGATATTACACCAGAAGCTTTGGCTGCCATGACCAGGGCAAATCAATCTACGTTTGTTAATAAATTAACTGAAGATATTGCCTCAACATTAAAAGGGAATTTAACTAATGGGATTTTAGGCGGTTTAAATAAAGAGGAATTAATTGAAAATATTAATGCAGATCTTCGCCCCGATCAGATTGAAACATTAGTTACCACTGCAATTAATAATTATACTGCTGGATTGAATTCATTAATGGCTGATCAATTACCAGATAAAGCCAGTTATGTTTATACAGGACCAACCGATAAAAGAACCAGATCATTATGTTTAAAATTAATGTCAGCCGGACCAATGACACAAAAGGAAATAAAGGATCGCTTTCCTGGGACATGGATCGCTCGAGGCGGTTTTAATTGCCGCCACCAATGGCAACCATTTACAAGAGATGTCCAGTTTTATGATCCATCTAAGGCTTCATCATTAATAGGTAAAAAATAAATGGCTACTAATACAAATCCGGTCCCATTAGAAGAAATGTTTGATGATTTATCTACAAAGCAAAAGATGATCTCAATGGGCAGAGGTTTAATTAGTAAAATTACTGAGAGGACAAAAAAGGGGAAAGGTGTGGATGGAGATTTTACACCATATTCCACAAAAGGATTTGAAGGCGGAGATCCTTATTGGTTAAGAAAAAAGCGGGGAGAGTTTAAAAGGC